GGTTACGCTGTGTTAAGATTCTTACCAGCACCTAAAACAGAAGAAATGCCGTGGGCAAGAGTATGGTCTCACGCTTTTCAAGGACCTGGCGGATGGTACATTGAAAACTCTCTAACTACATTAGGTCAGAAAGACCCTGTGTCAGAAGAGAATACTATATTATGGAACACAGGTGTAGATAGTGATAAAGAGATTGCTCGTAAGAGAAAAAGAAAATTATCATACTACTCTAATGTTTATGTAGTGAGTGATCCCAAGCATCCTGAAAACGAAGGCAAAGTTTTCTTATTTAAATTCGGTAAAAAGATTTTTGATAAGATTACAGAAGCAATGCAGCCAGCGTTTGAAGATGAAAAAGCAATTAACCCATTTGATTTCTGGACAGGTGCAAACTTTAAACTGAAAATCAGAAAAGTTGATGGTTTCTGGAATTACGATAAATCTGAATTTGAGGCTGTTAGTCCAGTCACTACCGATGATGAAGCAATCAAAGGTATCTGGAACAAACAATATCCTCTTAAACCATTCCTAGAAGCAGCAAATTTTAAATCTTATGATGAACTTAAAGAAAAGTATAATCGTGTGGTTGCTGGTTCAAAGAATACCGAGACTGCTAGTGAAATAGACCTCCCACCTATTACTAGTAGTGTAGCTGCGACATCTGTTGCAACTGCTTCGGTTCAAAGTAATGAGGCGTCTAGCGGTGAAGATGATGATACATTATCTTACTTTTCAAAACTCGCTGAAGACGAATAATCTCTCTCTTTCCACATTACTTTAATGGCATAGGGGTCCTTTCTGGACCCCTTTGTTTATATAAATAGAACTAAAACAAACCACTACATTATTCTAAATCACATATTGAATTGCAAGGTTAAAGGATACTTATGCAATTAACAGACATTTTCAAAAAGAACATAGTAATGGTACCTGTTGTGGCCTCAATATTAGTTGGGTCGTTCACTGGTATTAAATATGTAATTAATCTTACAGATACTATAAACGCAAATAAAATAGAACTAACTAATTTACACAGAGACATAAAAGTTGTAAAGGAATCTAATTTAGATTTAAAAGACAGACTATCCAGAGCAGAAGGTACTTGGGATATGGCTGAAAACCTATACAGAGAACTTGCAGAAAAAGTTAGAGACCAAGCTTGGGATATCAAAGACCTTAGCAGAGAAGTAAATGGTAACTAACATGGAGATACTTAGGATGGCTCCAAATAGATTTACACTTATATTGTTAGGTATGCTTGTACTATTCGCTGTAATGGTTAAACCTGCTCATGCAAGAAACGAATATCTTAACAACAATACACAAGCCTGCCAATATGGTAGCTTTGATGTACAGACTAGTTATGGACAACAAGACACAGAATATAATCACTATTCACCAAATAACAATTACGACAACTATGGTAGAAATAAAGAAATAAGATTTACTTTCAGAAAGTACCTTGGTGTTAGTAAGGAGATGTGTGATAAACAAAATGCTATATTACTAGAGAATGAAGATTTAAGACAAGAATTAGAAATGCTTAAAGTTTGCAACAAGTATGCAGACAGACCATTACCACCACAATTCGCAACGGTAGAAAAACATTGCAAAGGTTTAAGAGCAAGACCTGAAAGAGCAAAATCAGACGAATCTATGTGGGATGAAATGAAGAAAGATTACATTGAGGACAATCCAGATGTTGATTTATTTGACAATAGCAAACCAGGTCTTAAACTTCCACCAAAAGATTTCATATTACCTGAGCCTAAACCATAATCCCATTGTAAAAATCGTATAAATATAGTTGTTATGGCAATATCTATATTAGACCCATTAGTACAAAAACAAGGCGACACCAGAAAATCTGGTGCTTGGTATCGTAAGGCTGTCGGCAGCATTGCTGACAAAACACAGGCAAGACAATTAATGAGAGACGGCAACCTAATCGGTAGACCTTCTCAAGGACGATTAAATCTATTTTTTTATGACCCGAAATTTAAGAAAACACTACCTTATTACGACACATTCCCTTTAGTATTACCATTAGAACCAATCAAAGGCGGATTTATGGGAATGAATTTCCATTATTTACCACCTGCAATGAGATTTACCTTACTCGCAAGAATGGATAAGTTTCTATCTGGTGACATGATAAGACCTAATACGAAGTACCAAGTAGATTATGATAGTGTGAAGAATATACCTATGGTTAAACCAACTCTTCATAAATATCTTTATAGTAATGTGAGAAGCAATTTTTTGCGTATCAATGCGTCTGAAGCTGCGGTTGCAGTATACTTGCCAGTACAACAATTCAGAAAACAACCAGCGACTACCGTTTGGAGTAGAAGCAGAAGAAATAATTAGAGGACTCTTATGATGAATATGAGTAATAAGGTAAATGGCAAGAAGAAGTTTATGGCGAGTTGCAATCGTCAAATTAAGAATGTGGTATTGTGATATTAGAGGACACCACGGACACAAATGGAATTATGAACCAGGCGAATACTATTTAGGAATGCAGAAGAGTAAACATTGGAAAGATAAACATTAAGGATAACTAATGGCAATATTACGAGGCGGGAAAAGAATAGGAGGTATGGATATCAGAATTGGTATTCCTAGAGATACTTCTATGAACAATATTAACCGAGACCCAAGGTTCAAACAAAAGGTAGGTGCAAATCCTGAAACTACAATGGGTAGATTTCAATCCTATGTAAATGAATCAGAAGGTTTTGCTCGTAAGGCTAGATACTATGTTGTCTTTGAACTACCAACAGGTGGTAAGATTGCAGGTGGTATGGACTTTGGTGGTGCAGTACCTGGTGGTGACGGTATGGTACAAGGTGGTGAGATACGAAGATACGCTAACGAAGCAAACTTGCAACGAAGAGTACAAGCGTTTGTATCATCGGTAAATATGCCTGGTAGAACAATGAAGACTAAAGCAATAAAACACAATGGTCCACCAAGACACATTGTTTACGACTATGAAATGGCTGATGTATCAATGACATTTTATACAGACAAATATTTAAGAGAAAGAATATTCTTTGAATTGTGGCAGAAGACTGCCTTTTCAAATATAACTCACAACTATGCTTACTATGATGAGTATGTAGCACCGATTAATATTCTTCAACTAGGTGCAGACCCAGGAGCACAAGAACGAGACGGTTCAACTTATGGTGTCAGATTGTGGGAAGCGTATCCTGTTTCAGTAGGTGATGTAGAGTATGCTTCAGGTTCAAATGAAGTACAAACATTTACCGTTCAGTTTAAATATAGATACTGGTTAAACTTTGCATTAGACCAACAAAACAAGTTTCAGATTGGTCAGTCGCAGTTTAATAGTGCTGTTGTCAAAGAAGGTGAGAGTGGATTTTTAAGTAAACTACCACCTGAATTGAGAAGAGCAGGCGAAGGTGTGCTACAAAACTTGAAGAGGTCGTTTCCAATCGGTAAGATTACTGGTGGAAGAGTTATGCCTCCATTCAAATTTGGACCACTAAATATATAATTAATAATAAGGAGATGATAACAATATGGCTTTACCAAAAATTGAAGTCCCAACATATAAGATAACTCTACCTAGTAAAGACCAGGAAGTAGAGTATAGACCTTTTCTGGTCAAAGAAGAGAAGATATTGATGATGGCAATGGAAGAGCAGAATGACGCTCAAATGAAAGCTGCCGTTAGAGATTTAATTAACTCTTGTACTTTCGGAAAATTAGAAGTAACCAAACTACCACTATTTGACATTGAGTATTTGTTTTTAAATATTCGTGCCAAGTCTGTAGGTGAGATTGCGTCTTTCAAAGTTTTCTGTCCTGAAGATAAGGTTACACTTATACCTGTTGAAGTAGACTTGACAAAAGTTGAGGTACAGGTTGATGACGACCACACAAATAAAATTGTATTAGACGAGACAAGAAATCTTGGTATTAGTATGAACTATCCTAACATTGACACTATTCCATTGGGCGTAGATAATTCTATGAATACAGACTCAATCTTTAAAACGATTGTTGATTGTATAGATTATATCTATGAGGGGGAAGAGGTGCATAAAGCGAAAGATAGTACAAAGGCTGAACTAATAGATTTTTTCAATAATCTTAACACACAACAATTTGAGTTAATTAGAAAATTCTTTGACACAATGCCGAAGTTAAGGCATGAGCTCAAGGTCGTAAATCCTAAAACCAAGAAAGAGAGTGTGGTTACACTCCAAGGACTATCTGATTTTTTCGTATCTGCCTCTCCCACAACAACCTAGAGGCGTACTTTGAGACTAACTTTGCATTAATGCAACACCATAAGTATAGTCTATCAGAATTGGATTCTCTTATTCCTTGGGAAAAAGAGGTTTATGTATCTTTACTGGTTAAACACCTTAAAGATGAGAAAGAAAAAGCAAGACGGGATAAAATGAATAAATAATAGTATGAAGAACAAAACAGAGGTATCAAATGGCTGAAGAAATAAAAGAAGTTAAGGTTGCAGAACCTAAACAGAAAATACAAGTTGATTTAGAAGTTGATACTTCAATAAAAGACTTAGGTATCAATCCATATTCAAAGATAATACATATGGCAAGAGCAGTTGACGCTTGGAGAATATTCCCAAGATTGTTTTTGACCGTATATATTGTTTTACTATACAAATGTGTAATATGGTATATGAATTTACCAACACCTACTATGGAACAAAGTGGGTTAATCAGTATCGTTGTTGGTGCTGGTGCAGCTTGGTTTGGTTTATATACTGGTTCAAGTAAAGGTAAAAATTAGATGGCCGCAAGTACACTAACACAAGCCTCACAAGACGAGATAGTAAGCATATTCAAAGCAATCTCTAGTAAAGTACAAGGTTCAGTTGAAGGACTTGTTAAGACTACTCAGCCCAAACTAAACAAATTAGTTGCAGACACAATAGACGCATTTAAAGACAAACCTCAACAAGTTAATAAACAAATGAACTTGTTAGCAAATAGGATGCAAGAGTTAGGTATGTCTGTAGATGACTTAACACAAGGCATAGAAGATAAAGATTTAACTGCTGATATGAAATCTCTACAAGACGCATTGCGTAATAGAGAACAAAAAATTGTAAAGGCAGACACAGAAGCAGCTGAATTGCGTAAACAAGGTGTAGCCGCAGAAGTAAAGATGACACAAGCCGGTGCCAAGGTAGTTATACTATCACAAAAAGAATTATCTAAACGAACTGAAACATTACAATCAGAGCAAAAGATTTTAATTGAGAGAGAACAAAAGAATTTAAAAGCAACAAAAGAACTTGATAAGTTAACTGGTAAAGAAAAAACAGCACAAGCAAATCTTATTAAAGCAGAAACAAAAAAGATAGCAAAAGAACGAGAAAAGATAGAAGAAAAAGAAAAGGCCATTGGCGGTAACCCTAGTAATAACTATGGTGGTCAAGGTGGTGATTTGATAGACCCACGAGGTATGTTTGCTGGTATATCAGATACCTTTATGGGTATCAAAGATAGTATCACAGGACCATTCGTAGAACTTGGTGAAATAGGAAAGCGTATGGGTAAGTCATTTATGAACTTTGGTAAAGCAATGAAGACACCAATCAAGTCATTAAAACTACTTGGTGCAAGTCTTATGGTTGCAGTACTACCTATGTTGTTGTGGGCTGTAGGTATATTAGCATTGATTGCTATTATCGCAGTTGCAATATTTAAGTTTCATGCTATCAAAGACGCAATCATAGACGCATATAACTATCTAGGAGATGTATTTACTAAGTTTGGTGAATATCTAAAAGAGAAGTGGGATGCCTTAGTAGAGTATATAGGTGGACTAAAAGATTCAATAATGGAGAAGTGGGATTCGTTTACAGGTGCATTTGGTGAAATGGTTGATTATGTAAGTAACCTAGGAAGTAAAATATGGGATAGTATATCTGAAGCGTTTAGTAGTGTTGGTGATTTCTTAATGGATGGTTTCAAAACTATAGTTAATGGTGTTATCAAACTGCTTAACAAGGTACCTTTTGTCGATATACCTCTATTAGGTACAAGTGGTGGTTCAGCAGGTATGGAAACTGGTCCATCAACTAAAGCAGAAATAGAACCAAGCACAGGCGTTTCAGATAAAATTGCTAGTTTCTTTGATAAACTTACAGGTGGTAATGACAATGAAGAAAATGCTAAAACGCTCATGTCAGAAGGTGATGTTAGCAACTCTAAACAATCTAACAATGTTGGTGTAAACCAAGACAACAGACAAATCGTAACCACAAACAACCAAGAATCAGTATTTGCTGGTAGAGGCAATCCTAATCCAGACCCACCAAGTATGTGGGAAAAGATGACAAGTCTATTTTAGAATTTACCTAAATCGTCTTCTGTAAATATCTTAAACTCAAAACCTTGCATTTCGCAATAACGAACAGCGGCTGCCCATTTAGCTCTATTTTTGACATATGCTAATGTCTCATTGATATATGCTCTAGTCTTACGAGCTCTAGGTTTAGGTTTCTTTGTGAAGGCCTTAGGTTTGATTTCAATTATATACTTACCTTTCTTGGTAACTATAAAGAAATCAGGAAAGTAATTATGTATTCTCTTGGTCACAGGATTACGATAAGGAATAGCAATCTCTTCACTACCCCAATGTGTGATTCCTTCATTACGGTCGCAGTAAACCATAAATCTTCTCTCCCAATTAGAACGATAGATAACTTTTTCGATATTACCTAGATATTTGTCTTTGTTTTGAGGTTTGTATCTGCCTTTATAACTTGCTGTAGCCACTTCATCTTCCTGTATAAATATTAGTATAATTCATAAGGATATTTATACATGGGATATACGAACAAAATTAGCTCTGTAATCAAAGGCCGTATCAATTCAGGTACAAATGCTGTAAAAGGCTTTGTTGATGGTCTTGCTGGTGACATTAGCTCACAGATAGATAACTTCAGCAATCAGTTTACTGGTGCTGAAAATACAGAAGCAACCAAAGCAAAAGCACGACAGATACTAAATCAATCTCCTTTAGAGATAGGTGAAGGTGGTGCAATGCAAGGTAGAGTCCGTTCCAGAATTAGTTTTGGTCAGATATATTATCCAGAAGAAACAGGTATGTTAGACGAAGGTCACTATGTCATATTTGACATTATTGAAAACAGAAAAACATCTTATGGTAGTAGTATGAAGAGAAAAGTAGAAGTACCAGCAGATGATGACGCAGAAGCAACAAGAGTAGCTGCAGCTGGAGGATCAGCACCTGGTGGTGGTTATGCAACTGATTATTATGGTAGTACAACTAGAAAGGCAAGAGAAATGTCTTCTGGTATTGGCCAAGGTGGTTCACATACACATACAAGAATTAGTGATACGGTGTGTTTATATACACCTGCTGAGGCTGCAAAATTCTCATACAAAGCAAATTACGAAAACTTAGCAACTGGTCTTGCCGGTCTTATGGCGTCTAGTATGGAAGCAGGTAAAGATATGTCTTTCAAAGAAGCACTAGTAGACGGTGGTGGTGCTATGATAGAGAGAGTATTAGGTGAGGCAGTAACCAGTATCGCAAGTGCGTTACCTGGTGTTGGTGATGTTAGAGGTGCAATAGACAAGTCAATGGGTAGAGCATTAAATCCATTTAACGAACAAGTCTTTAGAAGTGTACCATTTAGAGAGTTTGCTTTTCCATTTACATTTGCACCAAAGAATAAAAAAGAAATGTTAAATGTAGAAAAAATTATCAAGTTATTTAAATTTCATATGTTACCTGAATTTAGTAATAAAACTAAATCAGCATTTTTGTCTCCATCTGAATTTCAAATAACTTATTACTATCGTGGTAAGACAAACGATTATATACCACAGATTTCTCGTTGTGTAATGACAGGTATGGATGTAGACTATGCAACAGAAGGAACATTCCATACATTTAGAGAAGACGATAGAGGAGCTGCACCTATTACAACAACAATGACTTGTACATTTGCAGAGACAGAGATTATGACTAAAGAGACAATCGCTAAAGGGTATTAATAAATGTA